TGTATATTATATGTATAAATAGGTAGTTTTGAAATCCATGAGACATTTAATCTTGCATAAGTAGAATAATATCTTGCTAATATAGGGTCGGTAATAATAATCTGCCCTTGGTTGTATATAATATCACCAACTACTCTTTCACTATTGGTATATGAGTCTGTTGAACCGGATACAATTATACGTCCATCGCCGTCATCTATTAATTCTATTCTTTGCTGGTTAAAGTTACTCTGTGTTAAAAACTGTTCTGTTGATTCATCTACATAATCACCTTCATCAGTAACATAATCTTCTTTATCTAAAGGATTAGAACCATACCAGTATCTAATACTCTCTATATAGTCGTTAGTTTGTATTCCATCTGACATATAACCTACTGATACATACTCGTCATTAGCATTAAATTCTGGTTCTAGTCTCAATGATAAAGGTTTGATACCAATACCATAAACTTCCTTAGGTAAGGAAACAACTGCAATCTCTGATGATATTGCTCTTGAACCTGTTAAACTTAATGTAGATGTTAAAGATATATCATAACTACCGGACATAACTGGGTAGTCTGTAAGTGAGCCAGAAGTATCTCCGTAATAGTTTTGCTTTACACTATCGTAATTGAGCTTTTGATATCTGTTGTTGAGTAGGTCTAAAGGGTAAGGGTAACCTGGTGTAGAACCAGAAAACCCTCTTAAAACCTCTATTCCATAGTCCTCAATATCACTGCCCGATGCTTCCCAACTTTTATAAGAAAGGTAGTCAGATACAAATAGATCTTGCTTTGATAGTTTTTTGTAAGCACTCATTCATTAATAATCAAGCTTAATTCTAACTAAAGTCTCTTTTGTAAAGTCTTTAAGTAGAGGTCTTGATAGTTTAGCTACAGCTAGCAGGTCATTATTGTCGTTATATAATCCGACAGCTGTAATATAAGATTGAGGTGAATCAATCATTACATCATGTCTAAGCTCTCCAGACCCTGTAATTAAGGAAGGGTTAGTAGAATAATTGAACTCTCCATTTCTAGCTCTAACAAAAACAAAGTTAGAAGATACTGTTTCTTCTGATTGAAGTCTTATACTTCCTGAGTATCTTAAGAAGTCAAATACTTTTCTTTGGTTAGCAGAAGGATCATTTTGTTGTCTAACTGTTCCTAAATCAATTCCTCCTACTGTTGGTAACGTGTCTAACGCTTGACCATTAAGTAACACTACTCCAATATCCGGTAATAATTTACCGTAAGAACCAGATGATAAAGTATATCCGTTTTCGTTTAGTGTAGTATAAACTCCTGTATTAACAGAACCAGATACTAAATCGTAAACTCTACCTGCATCCGTAAAAGTTTCAGTAGTAAGTATTGAACTGTTATCTATAATGGTTAGACTATTGGCACTTCCTGAAGCTTGTAAAGTTAATTCAAAAGAACCTGGAAGTAGTTTTTCTTTATATCTTGCTCTATCAACTGCTAATACATAAAAGTAATCTGATTGTTTTCCTCCAAAGTTAAAATCACTTTCTTCATCTCCTAATACTACGTTTCTAAATTGTCCGTAGATAGTTGATGATGGGGAGTAACCGGGTACTGCAGCGTTGTAATCTAAAGATCCACTTCCCTTTTTATCGGCATATGCAATAGAGAATTGTACTCTAGCTTCATCTGATGTTGCTTCTGCTTGGTATATATCGTAATAGTAATCTGCAGATGTACCACCAATTTGTGTTGATGAAGTAAAGAAGGTCGTTAAGGTTGTAGAATCCCCAGACCAAAGGGGTGTAGTTACTGACTCAGCACTAACTACGACATCTTCTAAATCAAATCTTTTAAATGACATAATTAGCTAGTTTTAGTAATGGTTACTGGAATAGTTAATCTTGCACCTGAACCTCTACCTATCACTGTAACTGTTGTTTGTAGTTGTGTTCTATCACCAAACAATGTATTCACTGAAGTAGCTGTTAGGTTGACTGCTGTTCCGATTACTGTCTTAGATACGTTAGTACCTACAGTTGTTTTGTTATTTAATCTATCTGCATCTTCTGTGTTAATACCTACACCTTGGAAGGAGTTAAGTACCCTAACATCAGCGATAGTTGCTGTATATCCTTCTGTTTCGAAGATTGAAGTAGCTCCTAAATAGTTTAGCGTTTGAGGGGTCAATGCTAAAGATGCTCCTTGCTTCAAAGAAATAGAACTATATCCAATATCAAGTACAGGTAGTTTAGACGTACCTCTTGGTAACGTAGTAAGTTTGTACTTCATAATTTGAGTCTCATCTGGAAATGCTTCTAATAACGGCATGTTTTCGATAGCTTCTCCGTAGAGTGCAGAACCAGAGGGATGTTGTGGATTGTATAAGGTGTAATCAATCTCATCATCTGCTAAAGCAAATTGAGTGATCTTAAAAGAACCGTCCCCTCTAGCTAACAGCTCTCTTCCTTTTTTAGTTAAGATCGCATCCACTGTTACGATCGAATTATCTAGATATCCCATTTTGTGTTATTGTGTTTTATATAAATATGCGTTAATTATAATTTTAATGTTTTTATGTTACTAATCCAGTCTCGTCGATATCATAAATTGTATCGTTAGCTGTACTGTATACTCTTTGATTTACAATCCTTTTCATTTTATTTCCATCTGATTGGTATAATATGTTTCCTGTATCCGGAAAGTTAGGATAGTTCCAAGTAGCTCCTTTAGCGCTTCCTGATGGGGCTGTAAATCTTAATGCTGTATTAAAGTATATAGTTAATGTTTCTCTTTCTGCTGCATTTCTAATAGGATTATCTGTTGCATCAGTAGGATGTAAACTACCTTCAAAAGATTTAAAACCTAATGCAGGTTCATTTCCTACCAAACTCGAACCTGCTACAGCTGTGGTAAACTTTTCTTTATTATATTCTGTAATTGTTTTAGCAGCAGTTTCTTTAGTACCTGTATACCTAGCATTAACTATACCGACTTTAGTATATGCACAATTTTGTATTTCAGCTTGTTCTGCTGTCAAAGCTAATATTGCATCTAGGTTAGTAGGAGTTCCTTGACTTGCGAACCTATCAACAACCTGTACAATGTCATTTAGTTTACTTCCTTCTGAATTATTAATCAGAGGATTATAGTCACTATTATTGAAAGCGGTTGTAACATAAGGTACAAAAGCAAAATCCGTGTCTTCTACTATTGGTTCATCACTAGGACCTACATCAGTAGGGTATGTGTTTACACTAAGTGGTTCTATTAAATAGTAAAAGTATTCTGCTTGTTTACGTCTACCTATGATATTAACATCTATTACTCCTTCAGTAAATTCAAACCTTAACCTATCTACCTCTCTTAAAGCTGATGATATATTAATTCCATTTTTAGATCTATTAGGTAAGCTAATTCCCTGTATTTCGTATGGAGGTATCGGGGTAGGATCGTTGACGGGATCTGCCACACTACTACTAATTAGAAGGTTTACCCTTCCAAAGCCATACTTTTGTGGTGCTGTTTCTATAAACTCTTCCCTTGTCATTTAAATAAATTTAGCGTAATATTTCCAACCATTGGTCGGTTCATCTATATTATAAATAGTTAGCTGTGGATTAGTGCTGATCAAATTATCATCTTCATCATACCACCCTACAAACCCACCGTAATAGCCGTAAACACCTTCTGCTTTGACGGTAATAAACTCGTATGAATTATATTCGTGTATATAATCAAAAGCAGTTTTTTCCGTATACCTTGCCATATCGTCAGCAACTTTAATAACTTTCTCTTGAATTATATATTCTCTAGCAGTTGCGCTGCTTGGTTGATTTTGTAAGGCAGCTTGTTGTTCTGCATATCCTTCTTCCCACCATTGTAGTTCTCTATCTTCACCTGCGTTTAGTTCAGGTACTTGCCAGTAATCTCTTTCTACTGCTGTAGGGTATATAAGGCTAATTGTACCTTGTCCGCTACCAGCAGACTGGAATCTGAATAACTCTCCTTCATAATGGGCTGCTAATTCAATTAAACATGCAGCTGGAACTGGTAATGAAAGGTTAAAAATTGTAATATCAAAGTTAAGATCCGGTTGTAATAAGTTTAGGTAGGGGTTATTTTTACCAACCTCACCGTCTGAAGCTATCATAAATGAACCGCTTAGTTCTCCGTTGAACTGAGGTTCCTCTGCTATTTGATCATATCTTGCTAATCCTATCGGAGTACCAATAGTTCTTTCGTAATTAGTAGTATAGTCAAAGCTTTCTGAAGTCTCATAAGAACCTCCTTGAGAGCCTGTTACTGTACCTATTTCGATAGATCCTGTTTCTAATTGCTCAGTAACTCCTACTTCTACTTGTTTAATTTTATTTCTAGATAACTTGTGACCTTTAATAATAATACCTGTATCTATTTTAGTTCTAGCAGGTACAAAGTCTTTAATAATTTTGAATAAAGAACTATCAAAGTAGTTTAATAGTCTGATAAATGCTTTAGGGTGTCTAGAATACTCTAATCTATGGTCCCAATGCCAATCTGCTTTTTGCCATTCTTTCTGAATATCTTCCCAGAAATAACCACTGTTAACTATATCTTCAGCTAACTTCTTTAATGGCGGGTAATTTCTTTCGTATCTTGTTCTAGGGTCACCTATATAATCATCTAAGTCAAAACTACCACTAGCATTAAGTTTACTAGTTTTAAGGTCAATAAAGTCATCTGTTCCTCTAGAAATATTAAATCCTACTTCTACGTGATGTAGATCATCTGTATATTTTACTTCTTTTCTTATTGTAGAAGTGAATTTAGAAAGTGTACTTCCAGTGACTAAACTACCTGTGTTATCAGTTCTAATCTTAACATCTGAGCTAGAAGTAGTATAGTTTTCTGGTCCAAAATATTTAGCTTGATCTAAAGATACACCACCAAATGTCTTGATACTTAGTATCTCAGGTGTTATACCGAAACAGTTTATTAACGCTCTAAGACCTCTTTCAGTACCTTTTGTTTTAACGAGGTAAGGAAGGTTGTGGTATATTCTTTTATGAATTTCTTTTTCATAATCTAATTTTGCAACTGGTTGTAAATGTTCTAATGCGGTACTACCACTATTATATGATGCAGAGGTTGCTACAGACATTGTAGTAATAAGCTCACTACCTGTAGATGGTGTCTCTCCTACGAACATAGAGAACACATTGTCCATATTCATATTCGATGTATAAAGGTTTACACCAAAGGATTCTACAGCAGAACGTACTATATCTTTCGATACTCCAAAATTAAGTCTATTATCAGCATCGTACTTATCTGATACTGCTTTAAAGTATACCCACATGTTGTCAAAGTGTTGACCAATCATATGGATAAACATTAGGTATGATTCGTTATTTTTATCTTCCCTTATAAATGTAGGGATAGTATTGGTAAGTATATCGAAGTTAGATACATCGTATTGATTAGCTTGTAAGATGATATTATCAAACCATGCTTCAGCTTGAGGATCTGAGCTAGATATATTTTCATGAGGCTTCTTAGTGGTTGATTTAGGCCAAGCGTAACTACTACTTTCAAAGTATAGGAACCTATCGTAATGATCAAAATTAGTTACTATACCTTTAATAAGGTTGTCATAGTATTCTATACTTCCTGATGCACCTACTGCATAATTTGCTCCTTGTGTTTGCCCTCTAAGATCTTTTAATTGCTCGTAAGACTCTATTAATTCCAACTTATACTTAAAGTTCCTTAGTCTTTCCTCAGCTGAAGAGAAGTTTATAAAGTCAGAAAAGTCTGTATGGTCGATAGTAATTTGAGCACTCTTTTCGTTAAAGAGAGAGAATAATTCAAAGTATGAGTTAGATACTGGGTAGCTGAATAACTCGTTATAGTTAAGGTATTCTGTAGGGTTGTTACTTTGTTCTGGTAGCTCTAAGTTAAAATTAGGTCCTTTTAGATAAGGTACTTTTACTTTTTCATCTAATAACGTACTTCTAACTTCAAATAACTGATCATCAGCAACAATTTCGTTAACTGTAAATACACTTTTTATACTAGCACCGTCAGGTATCGGTTCGTAGGTTTTTAAGATAATAGCTTTACCTTGTGGTAAAGTTTCTATACCTATATTTAAACCTATAACAGAAGTATCGTCTTCAAACTGTATTTTAAACTCAGAGAAATAATTAGAGGTTTTTAATGTCTCCATTATTTTATTAGCATACTCCTCAACCTTTTTATCTTCTAAGTCTCTAGCAAGAGCTCTAAACTCTGTTCTATCCGAAGATATAGATTCAATAAAGAAGTCACCGCCAAATTGTCCTACTGAAAA